AAACACCCGCTCTCTGTTTTGGGGGACTCCAAAATTCTTGCTGTTGAACACTTGCCATTCCGCATCATACCCCAATTCATCCAACGCTCCGAGGATGGTCTCAAATGTATTTCCGTTGTCGTGGTTAAGGAGTCCAGTGACGTTCTCAAGGAATAGATATTTAGGTCTGAGAATAGATGCGAACCTAGCAATCTCAAAGAACAAAGTCCCTCTAGTATCTTCAAATCCTGCTCGCTTTCCAGCAATGCTGAAAGCCTGGCACGGAAATCCTCCACAGATAACGTCCACACGTCCGATTCCTCTAACAGACTCATCTGTGACTCTTGTAATGTCATGAAAATCAAATTCTCCTTCCGTATCATGTATCGCCTTATAGCTCTTTCTGGCAAATTGGTCTATTTCGCAAAAACCGATACATTCGTGACCGGCACGTTCCATACCAAGACGAAAACCGCCAATGCCAGCAAATAGGTCAAGAAATTTCAAGATACATCCTCCATCTCCTCAATCAACCAATCCAAATGTTGTCTAGCCTTCTTCAAGTCCTCGACACCGTTCTTCTGCTGAAATCGCAACAGATACTTGATGACATTGCCCCAGTAATAAGCACATTCGCCGGCTAGATTGCCGATAAAATTCTTGACCACATCCAAGGCTTCCATACCATACTTACCTTGGTAATGTTTTGGTTTGGTTACGTTGTTAAATTGTTCCATTTGCTTTTCCTCCTACGATATCCATCGCATCCTCAACGCTCCTAGCCACACCGGCTAAGGCGCCGAACTTTTGCATTCGATCGATAAATTTCTCTTGCTCTGGTCGTACACGACCCTTTTCGTTTTTTACTTCGATGAAAAATATTTGTCCGTCTTGTCTAAATCCAAATAAGTCACTAAAACCTTTTGGCAGACCTGTGTCAAAGTATCGTCCATCAGACGTACGGACTTTGCCAACGTTGGCACGGAAGACCAGACAACCAGCCTCCGTCAAACCAACTCGAATATCATTTTGTATTTTATGTTCTTTTTCCATATATTTCCTACTAAAGGTTACACATCTCGAAAAAAGATAGATAACCTCCAAAAAACCAGTCATATCAAGGGTTTAGCCCTTGTTCCACCCCTAAAAGTTACCCGTTACCCCCTATTTTCTATTTATATATATTTTATATATTTATAATTTAATAAATAATAAGAGAAGATAGGTAACCAGTAACTTTTTTATCAAAAACTCAGTAATATCAAGGGTTTGACTAGGTTACCTATCTATAAAAGTTCGGTAACCTAATCAGTAACCAGTAACCAGTAACTTTTTATCAAGACAAACTGCAGTCGTGTTAGGGTCGTTATCGTTATCCCAATAAAAACCTGTATATCTGCGAGGAACATCCAGCGATGGTTTGAATCTCCTTGTCGGTTTTGCTCTTTTCTTCTCCCATTCTGCAGGGAGTAATTTTATGAGCTGACGTTCAAACTTTCCTTTAGCCACTTTTGTAATCCCTTCTTCTTTGCACCACTCCTGATACAACCACCACAAGAAACGGACCGGCAGGCGTTCGGATTGAAATGTTCCGAACCATTCGTCAATAAACGCTTTAACTGTATCGTTGCTAGATTTAAATTCTTCCAAGACATCCAGCGTTGCCTGTGGCTCGCTGAATCGTGTGAAGTTTAACTCAAGGGCTTTTTTCAACACATACTGTTTCACATCATCCCTATTGATGTACTCATCCTTAATCTGCCAATTATCTTCCTTGGCTGAAAATGTCTTCCGAAAGGGGATGATAAGAAAACGCCGATAGGTTCCGTTGGTTTTATTCTTAAACCTCGGCAATTCGTTGGTTGATTGAATGACGGTTTTTTTGAACACGGTCGAGTAAGGTTGCTTATTCTTCTCCTCGACTAATACTGGCTCACCAGTCACGACGCTGTTAAAATTCGACGATTCATCAATGTAAACACCAGCCTGCACATCGTCCCCGATGATAACAGTTTTACCTTCAATCATTGACAAGGCGAAACGTTCCGAAAACTGATTCAGTTTCAAGGTTGCTACATTACGGATACCGACAATATTTGTAATCAATTGTTGGACCGTACCCTTACCGTCATTTCCTTCACCGACAAACCAGATAGACTTCCTGTACGAGTAGTTCCCATTTAGGCTGGCTGAAATAACCTGCCATAAGAGATGAACCAAGTCTTCGTCACCGCTCATCAAATCCAGTAACCAACTATCTACATCCCAACCGTCAATGTTTGGTGATGCCGCAAACGGATCATACTCTGTCTCAATGGTTGAAAATGCCACGAACCGATGGGTAAAACCCGACATCTTCTTCAACTGTTTGTCAAAAATACCGTTTTTCACCAGAATGAAACGTTTCGGATCCTGGTAATCCCCGATAGAAAAATCGCATGAGAATCCATCATATAGATATTTCCGTTTGGTTGCTGCTAACATGAATAGTACGTTCTTGGACCGTGTCTCGGTAAAAGTAGGTTCTAACAATCTGATAACCTTGTAAGCAAAAGATGGGTCTTTATGATAATAACCAGCGTCAGGATCATAAACCGCCACCCTGTCGTTCGGTAGGTTGATGACATATAGGATTTGTTCCAAACCTTCCGCAACAGCTAACTCTGTCAAGCGTTTCGGTGGCTCTTTTATTTCTTCCATGGTTCCATACTGCGTTTCTTTCCACTTAGCCTTTTCCAGCCAGTCGTTTCTGTAATCACGACAGGCCAGACGAATCTCACGCCAGTCGGTCGGTTTTTCGTAGACAGCTGGATGTGGAACGACGTTTTCGTACTCTGCTTTAATCTTCGCTATATCCAATACCACTTCGCCTATCAAGCTCCTTTCTTAACATACTTTCAAATGTCCTATCTACCTCCTGCTGAGATAGAGGACTTGGCGTGTAATGATTAGCTATTTTTGCTAACATATAAGCTGCCTCCTCATCAACACCACGGATCAATAACCCGCCAATCAAACTAGCTAGATTATTGTTTCTTCCACCTTCATCACCCAAACCGAAAACAATTTGTTCAAATAGCTTAGCTGTTTTACTGCTGTATTCTGGGTTGTATTTAGTTATAAAATTGATTTTGCTTGGTTTCTTCTCTGCTTGTAAGATGTCCAACAGCTCCATCGGAGCCTCTGCCATCTCTTCGACAGACTGATCCCAGACATATTTTCCCTTGGGATTGTTGCTAGGTGCTACCAAGACATAATTGTTCGGGTGGGCTTTGATATCAATTCCTGGACGAACCTTAATATCTTGACTAATTTGAACACCTTTAGGTTTCTTGAGAAATATATGCCTGCCACCACTCGGCGTTGTCGCCTGTAGAGTGGCAGGGATATATTGTTTCAATTCCCATTCTTCAAAACTGGAATAGCCATCCACATCATCTCGAACATCAATATCAATAACAAAGAAATCCGTTGTTTTTACAGCTATGTTGGCATCTGGGTTATCACGCCACAGACGCTTGATTTCTAATTCTGAAAAAGTCTTATCCTTGTACGCTGTTATGGCCCGTTTGCTCTTCTTATCAATCGGAATGACAGAAAAACCAAGGCGAGCATAGTGCAAGGCGTATTCTACCATTCCTGCCATAGTCTTAGAATGGCAAATCTAAGTCATCCACAACAGGCTGACTAGCTTGGACAGCAACTGGTGGCAATTCTGATTGCTCGTATTTCTTGATATTCAGGTTGTCATAGGTCTTACCGTTGTATTCAGACTGCTCATTCTTAACCGTGACTTTCAAGTTCTTACCCTTGATAAGGTTCAAAAACTGCTCCACGGTCTGAATTTCAATGTTTTCAGGCAATTTTACCGCCTTAGCATAACGCTGAAGAGCAAATTCAGGGTATTGCAAGGTTTCTTTGTTGATCCAAATCTTGTCAAAGATAAGATTGTTGCGGAACTTCTGCTGGAAGTCCTCACGGATTTTCAAGCGAATATCCAAGAAGTCGGTGCCACCTTTACTTGCAGATTGCTCCACATGTGAAATAAATACTTCGTAAGTTCCGTCTTCGATAGATGAAAATTGTTCTGCTGCTTCATAATTTACTGTAAAAAGTCCCATTCTTAATTCCTCCAAAGGTTTAATTCTTTTTGTTTGTGCCACAGCCAGCCTGGGGCGTAACCGTGGATAATTCTAAATGCTTTTAATTCTGCGAGAGACTCACATCTCTCGTATTTCTTACCATATCGTTTGACACGCTTGTAGACCAAAGCCTCTTCCCGTGTCACTTCTATCATCTCACCGCGGATAGAGACAAACTCCATCCCCTGGTTGATTAAAGTTAACGTTTCATTTGTTGCCTCCTGTTCAATATCCTTGATAATTTTCAATGGTTCATCACAGTAAGGACATTTTCCATCGACAATCTTATCCCTATAAAATGTCGCAAAGCAATTCTCGCAAGTCTTAGGCGCCTCTTCCTTCTCTTTACTGGATGATTTTGTTTTATCAACGCCTTCCAAGGTCCAGTAGCGGTCATCGTTTGGCAGACCGTGCCGAATGTGATTTCCGACATGATCTATCAGTATGGCACGTTTGCCATCTCTGGGATTCAAGGCGCGCATTGCAAACTGCAAATACAAACTTAACGATGCCGTCGGTCGTAGCATGATGCAGACGTCAACACCTGGCAAGTCAATCCCTTCAGTAAATAAATTGACGTTCACCATGATAGTCACTTCTCCGTCACGAAAGGCACGCATTGCCCGCTCTCGTTCGACTTTCGGAGTTTTTCCAGACACTACGGCTGATTGGTACCCTGCTTCAAAAAATCGCTTAGAAACCCTCTCAGCGTATTCTACGCTATGGCAATATACGATAGCTTGTTTTCCCTTTGCCAAACGTTCGTAATGGCTCAAGTAATCGCCGTGCTGTTGCTTGAAATCAAAACTATCATCAATCGACTGGTTCGTGTACTCGCCCTGCCGTTTCCTTAGCTTTGCCTGATCAAGCAGATTGATAGAATAATAGTCAAACTCTGAAATATTGCCATGTTCCTGCAACCACAGGATAGATTTACCGACAACCAAATCATCCGCCATATCGTCAAAACCAGAACCATCCAAGCGTATCGGAGTTCCTGTAAAAAACAACTGTACCGCCTGGTGATAATATTTTAAAATCTGTTGGTATTGACTAGCCTTGATATGATGCGCTTCATCCACCAAGATGAGTGTCGGCAAAGGTAATTTTCCTAACTTCCTGACAATACTACCAACTGTACCGATATAGACCAATCCCATGTCGACACCAGCGCGGCTGAATGTCTCAAAAACTTGTTCGTTGATTTCCTTGCGATGACTGAAAAACAGTACCGTCTTTTGCTTATCTGTCGCATTCTTGGCGATGTGAGCCATACAAACTGTTTTTCCGGACCGTGGGGGTGACTGCACCATGATTTTACGGTGGCCTGCAAGCATGGATTTCTTGATATCCAAAATCAGTTCAACTTGGTAGTTCCGTAGTGAAAAGCTCATCTACTTTGCACCCCTTACGGTCATCCAGACGATTTTTTGCGTAGACACTTGCCGACGGTTGTAAAATAAAACCTCTCACTTCCTCGCCGTCTTCAGTGGTCTTTTTGACCAATCTAGCCACCACATCGGTCAAGCCTAAGAAGTTATTCAAAATCTTAGAACGAATATCAGGCATGGCCCTGTTGTAAATCATGCCATTTTCATCCGTCCACTGATCCGAAGTCTCCCAAGCTGTGAACACAATACGTTTTTTCAGCTGCAATAAGGCCCGCAAACTATCCAAAATAGTGAAATCTACCCGTTGGTAGTCCGCTTGAGAAGGCACCCTGTGGTTCTTGCCCTCGCGACCTAAATTCGCCAAGCAAGCCCGAAAGAGTTCTGATACATTGTCGACGACGATGGTGTCGAATGGTTCAGCCGCTCCTTTTAGTAATTCTTTGACAACATTCAACCATTCGTCCCAGATTTTATGCGAGTCTACTTCCGCAATAGAAATATTCTCGCACCCGTTTAGAACCTTGGATGACTTGTCAATATCAATCACCAAGGTCTTACCTGGGATGTATTTCAATGCCGAAGTCTTCCCAAACCCTGGGTTCCCATAGATGAGATAACAGGAATCATTTAACGTTATATCTGTCGCTTTTGTAATTTTCATTTCACTACCACACTGCGCCCTTCTGTCAGTTCAGCTCCGAAAACAACTTGACCATTCTTGATGGCTTTCTTGATTTCCGTTTTATTCGGTTCAACTTTCACTTTCAAAAATTCATCTGCTAATTTCGATGGGTCAAAAATAGTGACACTTTCCGTTTTTCGGAGTGATAATTTAAATAATCCAGTATCAACCTTCTGTTGATTAGTTAACATCATCGCTTCTTTTACACGTTCCTTAAAACGTTCCGCCCTTGCTTCAGCTTCTTTTTGTTTTTTGGCGAACGCGTCTTTTTCAGCCTTAAACCGTTCTGCATCGGCTTCGGCATTACGTTGCATCTTGATAAACCATTCGCAAGATTGCGCAAAATTTTCTTCAAAGTCAATACTTTCAAGCGTGTCATTAAACGTTTCATCGTCCAATTCCATAGCTTGAAGCTGGGCATAAATCCCTTCTAATTCGTACAAAAACGCCATATTACAAGTCCTCCATAAAATGATTTTCCAAAAATTTAACGTATGCAGCGATATACTCCAACTGGTCATGGTCGTAACCTTGCTTGTGGGTAATCAAGCAGGCAACATAGTGATCATGCATAGCCATAAAATCCTTGATGCCGATTGCTGCATCACTTTCCATTAGTTCAATTAAATCTTGTCTTGTCATAATCTAGCCAAATCATTCAGCAACATCCGTATCTCACGAGCGTTCAAGCGGATCTGGTTGCTATCAATCTCTCTACGATTTGCTTCTCGCAGGACTTCAATCTGCTCTTCCAGAATCTCTTTCTGATACTCACGGAATGCTTTTAACCATTCATCTTTCTCAAAAAAATCTGTATAGTCAATACCACCATTATCTAAACGAACTGCCCGACGATTTTTCACATCTTTAGAAATCGAAGCCTTGACAGTATTCTCTTTAATCTTCAATACCTCTGACACTTCCTTAGAAGATGCGTTCGGATGTTCGCGATAGTATTCCCTAATCCTTTCAATACTAGTCATAAGCCCTCCACTTTCCGATAACTCTCGGCTCTTCATCTGATATACAGAATGGACAAAATATCATTGGTTCTTCTGAGCGCGATTCCCATTGTTCAAGACAATCGTCACACACGTATTCTCTGTCGTAAATTGTCATACTAGCCCTGCCTGGATCTTCACGATTTTCAATTCCACAGCAAGTTCGTACGGTGACATAGCTTGATAAAACTGTCGTGTTTTACCTGTGAAATAGACAATCTGATCAATTTGATTTTCCCGTCCAATCCCATTACTAATGTGCATGTCTGCCCCACTTTCTAGCCGTTCGAGCTGGCGCATCATCTGCAAACTTGATTGGTTTCCAGTTTGCAAGAGACTGTTTAACACAGTTCTTCCAGGCTAAGCGATCAGCTTCAACTGCACGTTCACAAGCCAGGGCTGTCAGTTGTTCCCTAAGCAATTTAGCTTCACGTTTCTTGCGTTGCTTTTCCGCCTTCCGCTGTTCTACTACTGCTGCCGTCAAAATCGGCAGAGCGAAAATTCCTAATGTAAATATCGCTTCTGTCATAATAACCTCCAATTTTCTTTCATCCACTCAACCACGGCATCCCGTGGAAATCGTGGGTGTGATCCCTTCTTTTCAATCCTTGGAAAATCCTTCAAGTGTGACACCCTCTGGAATTCCGTTTCATTTGCAATACCTAGCAACTTCTTGCATTGCTTGCTATTGAGTAACAAAGGCATTGCAAGCTCTAGGTTAAATACCTCGAAAACCTCTACCAGTCTGACTTTTAGCTGACTGATAAATCGTGATATGAGGCTTTCAGCAATGTCATCCATCTTGTCAAACCTCGCTTTCGTGTGTTATAATTTAAGTGTAAATTTTAGTAAGCTCCTGACTTCGTCATGGGGCTATTTTTATTAGCTTTTTGCTAATTCATCCAGACTCACATCAAGAGCCTTGGCAATTTTAACAACATTACTAAACATCATATCCTTCTTCTTCCCAGATTTTAGTTCTGCCAACATCGTATAATTGATACCTGCTTTCTTTGCTAAAGCGTAGATAGTCATTCCTCGGATATTAGCAAGTTCTTCGATTTTCTCCCACATCTTCAAAACCACTATATATAGAGCTAAATCCGTCTTTAGACTGATATTTTTCCTATATATAGACCTTTCTATATATTTGTGTTATTATCAACTCATGACAATCAGGGAAATAAATCCAACTTTAACTACCAAATCTAGTGATTTTCTCCTGTACGTCAAATATTAAGGAAAGGAGAAGAAGTATGAGCAAGTTAAGCCCAAAACCAAATAATCAAAAAAAGCTTAAGACTTGGGCAGATTTGGATAATCAATTAAAATTTGCTTTTGACGAACGATTATCAAGTCCGATAACATCTATAAATCCAAAACTCTATGCGATGCCTGTTGAAGAAATAATTCAAGAATTAGAGAAGAGTGGATATACTGTCATTGAGCATAGCGGTTCACTCGTTATAAAGTAGCGCTAACTTCTCTTCAATAGAAGTTATCTGCTTTTGTAAAATTTCTAAACAATCTTTTTTCCAAGCTTTGACTATTTCTGTGGTCGAAGCTTTTTTTCCTTGATACGGATAACGTTTTGGTCTCATCCCCTTCTCCTTTCTAGTTTGTTAGTTGGGTAGTTTTATGAACCTACCGAATCTTAAAATCTTCAATCACACGAGCAATAAAACGATTTGCTTGTGGATTTTTTAGTTTACCATTCAAGATATTAGTGACATCCTGACGAGCCATGCTGTATTGCACCGCTAACGTTGTAATTGTGAGATTGTTGTCTTTTAAGTATTCCAATACTTTTTGACGACCGCCGTCCACATTTGGCATATAATTTCTCCTTTCTTGTAAGTTATAATGAATAATAAAAATCAAAGGAAATCGTGTCCGCTCAAGTATTTTCACAGTGAAACCCTTTACAAATTTTCTTACATTTTATATAATGTAATTAATCATAAACTCGAAAGGAGTGATATTCTTTGTCAGAGTTTTTGAGGTATACTGTGTCTCAGTAGGAATATGTTTTCATTTGTAGAAGCCAGTCACCTTCTACCGGTATAGTCGACGATATCAGACTCAAACAGAAATGACTTAAAAGAAAAAATATTTCTAACCGATAGCAGTGCGAGGTGCGGATACTCGTCAAGTATCGTGTGCCACTGCTTCTGGCCTGAGCAGATCAATTTCCGTAGCGTACTCTATGAAGCAGATAGAGTACGTTTTTTATTTTTCCTATAAGACAAAAAAACGCCCCTATCGAACTGATAGAAACGTGATATAATATAAATTGGCACTGACGATACCGCCTCGAAGGGAGGTGAGAAGTCCAATGGTAGAAACACTTATTTCATCTATCATCGGCCCGTTAGTGGTCGGTATCCTTCTACTTGTCATTGAAAAATGGCTAGACGAAGATTGATAGTGTCAAAAAGCCCCCTGCTTATGTGGAAGTTAGCAGGGGGCTTTCTTTGTCCGATGGTTTATCGAAACACTTATTTTCCCCTATATCTTACCACGTTTCTATTCAGTTGTCAAAGGGCTTGTAAGCGAAAGAGTTAGAAAATTTTATATAATTTCTTGACAAACTCTAGAATAAAGTCTATAATCAAGGCATAATAAAAACAACGTTTAGAACATTTCTAATCATTTATAAATACAGTTTAGCGACCGTGTTATTTAATTTTTTAGAATGTTTTTGACTTCGTTTTTTTCTAACTCAATCATCTTACAAAAACTATTCTATGCTTTTTTCTAGAATAAGTCAATACTTTTTTCTAGATTTTTGGAATATTTTTTGTCAATCTCTTAGAAAGGTTGATTTAACAATGTTTTCAACACTAGAAAAAATAAAAGAACTTGCTAAAAAGAGGGGGATTTCATTAGCGAAGTTAGAAGAAAATCTAGGATATAGTACAAATTATTTCTATACTTTAAAAACAAAAGCTCCCAACGCCGAACGATTGGCTGAAATAGCTAATTACTTCAACGTATCCACTGATTACCTATTAGGTAGGACAGATAATCCTCGGATTGCATCCGATGAAAGTCTGTCAGAAATAGATCTAAAAAAAGATGCAGCAGAAAGTTTCTTTTATGATGGACACGAACTCAATGAAGAAGATTTGGATTTAATTGCATCTATCCTAGAAACTCGCATTAAAAATAGAAAATAAGGAGTTTTGCCTATGATGACACCAGAATCAGTATGCGCTGAACGTGGTATTGATTTGGTCTATTTTGACGGTAGGGATACAGATAATAAGGGTATCTATAACAAAAAGCACAACTTGATTGCAGTCGATACATATCTTGATGAAATCGAAAAAAAGAAAACCATCTACCATGAAATTGGACATCAAAGTCATGATCCGTCACAATATGACCGTAGACGTGAACAGTATGAATTACAAGCAGATAGGAATATGATCCATTACCTGGTCAAAGAAGAATTGGCCTTGATGGACGATGTCAAAGAATTTAATTACGTTCGCTTTATGGAAAAATACGACTTAAAAACCACAGTCAACGAGACCATGGTGATTGAGGAATATAATAATTTGATTTGACAATAACGCAAGGAATAAAAATGTCATGAAGAAAGAATTTTATTGAAAAAATTCAAGATGTGAAACTGTATCATAGCGATGATGCTAATACACCGCTTGGTGTCGCTTACGATATATCAAAATTTCCAGTAGATTTTGGGGTAACTTTTAAAGTATTCTTTTTTAACCTCGTACCCAATAAAGACTACGTGATTGTACTATATTACATTGCTGGCAACAAACCTGAAGAATTGCACCTGCTGAACAATGTCACTCTCAACGTCCAGTCCGGCGACATGATAAAATACCAAGACGGCTATGGGCTTGCATTCGGAACCTTCTCAACAATCTTTCCAATCGATCAGGAAGGAGAGTTAATGATAGTTCTTGAATTACGAGCTTTAGACAATATGGAAAGAATCTTGGATACCTATAGTACATACATCACGTTCGAGGAGAAAGCGAAATAATGACACTCGAAAAAGTAATCCCAATGAAAATAACCAATCCGAACAACTTATCTGTACCAGTACAGACTACACATGATATAATAGAATCAAGAAAACAACAGGAGGATTCTATTATGCCGCAAGAAACATACACAAAATCTGAAATTGATTTGAAGTTCGATAAAATCAGCACTGATATTCAGCATAGCTCGGAAAAATCGGATTTAAAATTTGATGCATTGACCAAACAAGTAGATTTAAAATTTGATAATTTTGAAAATAAGTTAGAGAATTTATTTGCTAATCTTAAAGTTGAGTTAGCCAATGAAAAAATAGAATCTCTAGAACAAGCTCGTAAAGATAAGCGAGAGCTTATTTTATGGTCTATAGGAACAGCAGTTGCTATTTTAGGAATACTCATTCCTTTAATTTTGAACAAATAAAAAATCCCCACACTCTCCTTACCATCGGCGAGGTTGTGGAGGTGTATAGGGAGAGGTAAATTCAACACCAGAAATAAATATCCTTGACTATTTCACTCATTTTGGTATAATGAGGTTAGTCAAAAGCCTTGTTCGTCAAGGATACGATATTTATTTATAAAGCCTTGTTCGTCAAGGACAAACAGTCTGGTGTACTTTTCTAAGTGCACCTTATTTTTTTATCAAGGAGTTACCATGGCATTCCAACAAGGAGAAGTCTACCTTGTCAATTTCACACAAAAAGGCGGAAATGAATTTTACGGCAAGCACTACGCTATCATTCTGACATCGCCAGATAAAACAGACGGCACACTCTTGGTTGTACCATTAACAGGCAAAAAAGCAGGTAAAAAATACCGTGGTGGTATCACGCTGGATAATACTAAGTACCAAGACACACCATCAAAACCCAAAGCCTACGCCTATGTCCGAAAAATACAAGAAATTGACAAACGCAAAATCATCTACAAGACCAAAAAGCAAGTAGACTCCTCTGGAGTTCCCCTCACTGACAAATCAGGAAAGGCACTATTCCAGAAAATCTACAAACCAGCCTACCAACTCGACCAGACAGATTTGGACAAGTTAAAAGCAAAAATCAAAGAAGTCTTGCAATTAGATATCGAATAACAAAAAAATCCCCACACTCTCCGCCGACCAAAGCTTGAGTGTAGGGTAATTCCGTATAGTAAAAACCTGCTTTGCAGTAGGTCTCTTTACTATACCCATTTTATCAGATTTGAAAGGGGAAATCAATGGCATACTTTAGAAAAAGAGATAACGGTTGGGAATACCGTATCTCTTATAAAGCCCCTGATGGCTCATACAAGCAAAAATCAAAGTCAGGGTACAGAACCAAGACAGAGGCTGTTCAAGCCGCCTCACAGGCAGAAATCGAGCTGTCCAATGGCGTTGCGGAAGATAAGAACATTACCCTTGCGGAATACTTTGAAAAGTGGATGCTTATCCACAAGAAGCCTCATGTCGGACCAGAAACGTTTGGCAAGTATGAATACACCCTTAAGCTAATTACTAGATACTTCCATGAAACGAAACTCTCGAGAATAAACGCTACTTCCTATCAAAATATTATAAACGAATTAGCGAAACGTTATGTGAAAGATAGTGTCAAAAGGTTCAATTCGCATATAAGAGCAGCAATTAAAGTTGCTATCCACCAGGGAATTTTAAAAAAAGATTTTACCGAAATTGTCAAGATTTTCTCCGATGTAGAATCCAAGAAAGAGGAGGATAAATACATAGAGCTAGATGAATACGAACAATTAATCACAGATTATCGAAAGACAATCAAGTACCAGTCCCACTTCTTCCTGTACACTATCGGAAAAACTGGACTTCGTTTCTCGGAAGCAGCGGGCATTACAGAGCCTATCGTTGACCGCGAAAATATGTGTTTACGAATCCGCAGGACTTACAAGGTTTACGGAAAGAAGAAAGGTTGGGGACCTACTAAGAATCCGCAATCAGAACGAGATGTGCCATTTGACAGTGAGTGGCTGAAAGCATACGACGAGTACATGAAAGTTGGATATATAGACAATCCAGATAAAAGATTGTTTACCAAATTGACGGGGACTGGCGAAAATAAAATTTTAAAGAAAAAGACACGTCAAACATTTAATGTACACGGCTTACGTCATACCTACGTTAGCTGGCTAATCTATCATGACGTGGACGTTGTGACCATTGCCAAGTTAGTAGGACACAAGGATGCGACCGAAACATTGAAAACATATTCGCACTTATTCAAGGCAAAACAAGAAGAATCATTCGCCAAAGTCAGAAATTTAATGGAAAAATTTGGGGCGGATTTGGGGCGAGAAAGTTAAAAACCCTTGTGTATCAAGGGTTTTTACTGTATTTTCATCTCCCCTGCAGGAATCGAACCTGCAACTAATTCTTAGGAGGAATTTGTTATATCCATTTAACTAAGGGAAGTCTGCTTCTCTATTGTACACTAGAAGAGAGCAGATTGCAAGAGCAAGGTTATATAAGTTTTTTTCAAATTTTTACAAAAAGCAGAACCTACTCTAAGATGAAACACAATTGTTTTTATGTATTTCTCTCATGATAATCTCCAAAAGAAGTAATTCTAGAATGTACTTCGAAAGTTTGTCGTTTTTATGCTTGTTTCCTATTCCCCTTCCTTACGTCTCATTGAGACAGCCATTCCGAGTGAAACTAAGCCACCCAAGCTAATAAGAAGGGAGCCTAGGGCTTCTTGACCGGTATTTGGAAGTGTTTGATTTCCTGATGCTTTTTCAGTTTTCTTATTTGAAATAGGGGCCATACTTCCAGATGGTGCCGGTTGCTCGTTTGCTTTCTGATTTGCTACACTATCGCCACCGTCGTTTGCTTTTTCAGGTGTTTTCGTATCGGTAGTTGTCCCAGCAGCATCTCCTTTTTCTTCTGCTTTTGGTTCTTCTACGTACTCCTCTACAAATGCTTTTCTGCCTGTAATAGTTGCACTAATGGTTTGACCTGCTTTTTCTAGATCAGTCAAATACTCAACAAATACTTCTGTATCTGGATTGATAGCGCCAATCAGTTTAGCTTCTTTGAAAATCGAGAAGCCATCCCCACCGCCAAATAGGAAGTCATTGATGACAAGTGTATAGGTTTCTGTCGGAACAATCTCTGTTCCATCTTCTTTGAAGGCTTTAACAACCTTGTATGGATTTTCTTCCGTTGGATTATCTGCTTTCGTGTAGATATATTTAATTCCAGACATTTGAAGGAAATATTTTTCGCCTTCATCGTATTGTTGATTTAAGGCTGTATAAATCTGCTCACCTGTCATTTGAACGACTTGTAGGATATTCCCAAATGGTTGAACAGCTTGTGCTGCTCCCCAAGTAACTGTTCCATCCTCTTGGACCTTCAAATCTGCCCGAATCCCGCCATTGTTGGTCATTGCAAAGTCAACATCATAACCTGATTTCTTAGCAATAGCTAATTGAGCCGATGTTACTAAATTGCCCACAGCACTTTCTTTAAATTCATTTACCTCGCGAGAAATATCTGTCGCTTGACTAGCCGTACCAATTTTTTGCTCTGTTACTTTTTTAACAATGGTATTTGCTTCGTCTACAATCGCCTGAATTTCTGGACTTGGTGTTTTCTGCCCTGGTGCCACTGCAATAATTTTCGCAGTCGGAACTTCTTTAAAGTCGGCAATATCTGTATCATAAACAGCTCTAACATCTGCATAAGCCTTACCTTGTGAGGTAGCTTGTACAATCAAGGTTTTGCCTGTTGTACCGTTTGTATAGACATGGTTGTGACCGGCAAACACAAGGTCAACTGAGTGTTCAGGATAGATTTCATTTAGCTTAGCAATCATATCTGCAGCTTCACCAGCAGCCACACCATCCTTGCTTGTAGCTGGGACGTGAGCCAGTACAACTATCGCATTTACACCCTTTTCAGCTAACTCACGCGCATATTTTGCAATCGTCTCTGCCTCATTCAAAAAAGTGTACTGCTCATAGTTTTTCTTCAAAACAAGATTAGGAATTTCTGTCGTAACTACACCAATGAAGCCAATATTTGCTTCTTTATCATTTACAGGAATAGTCTTAATAGCATACGGTTTCCAGCCATACGGAATTTCACCCGTCTCTTTGTCAATAACGTTAGCGATAACAATCTCCTGTTTGGCTGCTTCATGAGTATAATTATCTACAATCTCATTAAACTGACCTTCTTTTGGAGCCTCACCAGTCATGATACGGTTATACTCATCAAGTCCCTCATCAAATTCATGGTTCCCCAAAGTACCGTATTCAACATCCATTTTGTTAAAGACTTTTACAGTTGGTTCATCTTGTAAAAGTCCAGAATTCGATGGACTTGCACCAACCATATCTCCGGCTTGAACACGGATAGACTCTGCAGGTGTTTCTGTTTCTGCTGCTGTTTCTTCAAATTCTGCTTGCGAATCATCCATGTAAGCATCAAGTAAGGCGGCAGTTCCTGCATTCCGAACTGTTTCCCCTTCCAATCGCGCTGTCCCTGTCGTATCAAGCGCACCATGGAAATCATTAACTCCCATAATTTGGACAGCTAATTCATCTGCTAAAACAGCCTGTGTTGTAATGACACTAAAACCAGCTACAAGAGCTAGTACACTGCTTTTCAACCGAATATTCTTTTTCATAAGCAAAACAATGCTCCTTCTATTTTTTTCATATTGACATATCTATAATAATCCTTTTTTTACGGCTTTTCAATATCAAATCAGTCATTTATAACAAAAAATTATAAAAATATTCGTTTATTCTTACTTTTACATCATTTTTCTGAAAATATCTTGTTGTTTTTATCCATAATACGAAAAATCATCCCTCTTCCCATACACAGTTCTCTCCAAAATACTCTTCGCAACTAAAAAATCTCTTCCAAACGGAAGAGAACTGTTCTTATTTAGTTGCTTTATAAAGTTCGTTAACCTTGTCCCAGTTGATTACTTCAAAGAAGGCTTTGATGTAGTTTGGACGGACGTTACGGTAGTTGAGGTAATAAGCATGTTCCCAAACATCCAATGCCAAGATTGGTTTCAAACCTTGCATGATTGGTGTGTCTTGGTTAGCAGTTGAGATAACTTCTAACTTGCCTTCTTTGTTGACAACCAAGAAAGCCCAGCCTGAACCGAAGCGAGTTGTTGCTGCAGTTGTGAAGGCATCTTTGAAGGCATCAAATGAACCAAAGGTCGCATCAATATCGGCTGCCAATTCTGCTGAAATGTCTGTTTTTTCAGGTGAAAGTAATTCCCAGAAAAGTGCATGGTTAAGGTGACCGCCACCGTTGTTGATAAGGGCTTGACGGATATCAGCTGGAATTTGCTCCACATCTGACAAAAGTGCTACCAAGTCTTCACCGATTTCTGGGTGTTTTTCAAGGGCTGCATTAGCATTTGCAACATAAGTTGCATGGTGCTTGTCATGGTGCAGGGTCATTGTTTCTGCATCAATATGTGGTTCCAAGGCATCGTATGCGTATGGAAGGTCTGGTAAAATAATTGCCATTTTCGTTTTCTCCTATACTAAGTGATAGTTCTATTCTACTCCAATGTGAGAGCCTTTTCAATTTATTTGTCTGAAACTACTAATCAGACACTTAACTCGTTGCAATTTTTAACAATGTAAGTTCAAACAAGTAATCCTTATCAAACCGTCCTGTCTTGATTTGATAATCTGTTTCTATCAATAATCGAACAACTTTTTTCAAAAATCCAATGGACAGATGGCGTGAATCACGCAGGGCAAATTTGATCTGATAAGGATTAACTTTCCTTCCCATGATTTCTGACAATTCTGCCACCATTTGCGACTCACTCTTGCCCTGTTCTTGAAGCATTTGAACCTGCAAATACGTCCGAAATTGGGTCAACATGATGGCAATCAACTTAACCTCTTCCTCCCCTTGCAACCGCAAGTCACGAACTAAGTTGCGAGCCTCGTCTACCTTGGATTGTAGAATTAACTGTGTTAAATCAAAGATATTATCTTGTAGTGTTTTGGGGATAGCCGCATCAATATCTGAAATTTCAATCGTCTCTTTTCCCTTATAAGATTGAAGAAAGGCTAGGTTTTTACTGACTTCAGCAAAATCAAAATTGGACTTTTCTAAAAGATATTGAAAAACCTCTCCTCCCATCTGCAATCCAAGACGCACTATCTCCTTTTGGAAATGATTTTTCAAATCCATCTCCTTCAGAGGATTTGCTTCTAATACTAGTCCATCTCGCTTGAGGAGTTTAACCAGGCGTCGTTTGCTATCTAACTTTCCTGGAGCTAGAATAATCAAACGTGTTGTTTCGACAGGATTTTCCAAATAAGCCTCAAACTGTTTAAGCTCATCGTCCGTCAAATGCCGCTTCTTGTCTGTGGTCAAATCAGAAAAATAATCCAGTATGACAACTTTTTCATCTGAAAAAAATGGGAGAGAAACCAAATCCAAATCTACCTGATGATAATCAGCCTCCGACATATCAAAATAGGCAAACCCCAGATCTGCAGGATCGAAATCAATCTGTCGCAACAATAAATCCTTTGCGATCTGATATTGTCCAACATCCTCACCACATAGAACGGTCAGAAGCTCTAATTTCTCTTTTTTTAATTTTTCAATCTGTTCAATAACTAACATGTATACCTCTAATTCTTAATAAATTATACCATTTGAATTAGAATTAGAAAACAAACTCATTGATAATACTCAATAAAAATCTATCATTCAACTCTCTTGTTAAGCCTAAAAAGCAGAAACTAATACATTTAGCTTCTGCCTTTAAAATTAGGATAACATCCAATTGGTAGCATTTAAGGGAAAACAAATCTTTCTTTCTATGCTGATAGAGCAAAAGAATGGATGATTACTACTTCTCTTCTACTTGGTGAGGTTTCTTACCCGACATCCAGAAGATTAAATTAAAGATTGCAAGCATTACGCCAACCAGTAAAAGATTATTCCTATCCCCTGTTTTAGGTAACTGTCCTTTAGCGAATTTTTGCTGTCCCACGACACTCACAGAGACTGTCGTTTCTTTTGCGGCTGGCTTCGGACTATTTTCTCCTAACCCCTTCTCTAAAGCTACTTCTAATGACGGAAGAACGCCGATTGGTAATTCATGTGTGACACCCTTACCGTTTTCCATTTTAAAAATATGAAGTGGTACTACTATTTCGTCTTGGCTGCGATCATCATAAATGACACGAACCGTGATTGGATAGTCACCATTTGTCTGTGGAAGGTTACTTACAAGTTCATAAACAACTTGACCTGCTTCAGTTGGAAGACTAATTTGCTTAACAATTTCAGCCTTTATTTCCTCAGTACTGCTATTTGGAAGGACACGGGCTTCGCTAGTTACTTGTGGCTGGTAGCGATCCGATTTAGGAAGAACACCGACTGGTAATTCATGTGTAACACCTTTACCATTTTCCATTTTGAAAATATGAAGTGGCACTACTATCTCGTCTTGGCTGCGATCATCATAAATGACACGAACCGTGATTGGATAGTCACCATTTGTCTGTGGAAGGTTACTTACAAGTTCATAAACAACTTGACCTGCTTCAGTTGGAAGACTAATTTGCTTAAC